CTTTAATAGTTGGTGCTAAGGATGATCTTACTTATGGTTATCTTATAGGACCCCCAATATATACTAAATCTAAGCCTGTTGTACCCAAGCGCATGCATGAACATTCAGAGATGTCGAAACCATTTAAGTTTCTGGAACAAGTAGATGCAATGCTGCAAGGTGTGGAACAGGATTTTCATGAAGAACCCACCCCCCAAAGGGGAGTGATTACAGCCTATTACGGAACTACCAAAATAGGACGTAAGTTTATTCTTAAGAACGGATTTACTAGTAAAAGTGGTAATTTTAAATTATTTAAGAATAAGAGTAAGTTAACTAGACCTATCAAGTATGAAATTAGAGTCCAAGAAGATGATATAATCTTTGAAGATGATGAAATTATAGTGGTTGATAAAATAGAACAGCTTATGAGTGTAACTATTTATAATAATATAACAACTCTATTTACGCAGGTGAAACTGCAAGGTTTGAGTGATTATAATCCCTTGAATGTGATTAGAAATTTAAATGAAACTTTAGATGCTAGCAAGAACTTCTTTGGCAGGGCTGACAATATGTTAGGTGCTGCTACAGAGTGCTTGGAAAGAATGAAAGTTACATTATTTGGACAAGAGGTTCAGGGATTGTTACTCAAATTGACTAAGATCATTGCTAATGCCTTTATGGCAGAAAGAAAATTAATATTGTATAATTTAATACTTAACACATTTTTAGAATTTGGGAGTACCGTATATAATAGTTTATTATGCGCGATGAATATAGATACTGTTTTACAATCAGGTATGACTGATATTATTAGTATTACTGCTTTTAAGAAGTATGTATCTGATAATGGTCAAGTCAGTGCTCTGGTTGTAACCTCAGTTATTAGTATGATATTTTTAACCTTATTTGGTATCCCAAGTGGCAACTTAGATAGTATTATTAAAATAGTAGGGCAGAGAGCTCGATCTCTTAAAAATATTTATGATTTTTCCCAGGTGGGTAATAAGATGTTCGAGAGTATAGGTGATACATTAATGTATTACGTTTTTGGATGTACTAAGACCCCCGAGCTTGATCAGTATGTCTCCGGTTATAAGGAGTGGACTGATGAAGTTATGGGATTAGGTGATGTCACCAACAGTTTGAGTGTTCG